TTGATAAGCGGCATCTTCATCACCATATACGAAATAACCGTTTTGTTTTGGGATGTACGCTATTTGCGTAAAAGGGGCCATCAATGAATACTCGTTGTCATCAAATTTAAACCTATAGCTAAATCTAGCAAATTTATCCTCTAAAAAGTCAGGATCACCCGGCCAAGTGCTATCATCACTTTTGTTGCTCATTGTGGAAGTAATCAGCGAAACTATATCATTACCTGCAGGGGCTGCGGCCATAGGTGGAGATACAGTCACTATCGTTACATCGGGTGATACAAAAGAATTTGATATACTAACAACTTTTACGTAATCTGTTCCCTGGGTTGGTGGAGCAGTATCGGTGCATACAACTGTTGCTCCTATGTAGTTGGACAGTTCATTAGCCCTGTGCCCTGTTAATTCGAATACGGTTGTAGTTGCTGCGCCTCTTACTTGCAGATCTGCTCTATTATATAAATTTATTGTTTTATATGGATTATATTTAGCAACAGATATTTGATGTTCTTTAGTATAATAGTCGCCCGCGGAAGTAGCTACTCCCCCTGATTCGAAAGCAACGGCTAGTGAGGCATTAATTTTTCTAGGCTGATTTCTATTATCTGTCCAAAATAACAAGTCTTCAATAATGTTTATGCCTATTATTCTGTTTGTTGTTGAAAAGTTTAAAAACTCACCCTGCACTAGTCTTTTGTAAATTTTAGAAACAGTATTGTATACGTATATATAATGTTTTGAACCTACGGGCGCATTGGTGGGGTTCGCGGGATCTAAATCCGTGTAATCAGTTAAAAAAACAAACAATGAATCAGAAGAGTTTTCTTCCTTAATACCTATAACAACTAAACCATTTCCAATATCTGTACCGCTAACTAAATCGTTACCAACAATATTTTCTAAGGCACCAACGTCATTATCTTCGGATCTACCAACTGATATATTCCGAGCATCTCTATATTCGCCGTTAGGCAATATTCTATCATCAAGATCTTTATTCATCTTGGATTTTAGAAATGTGTTTTTAATTTCTTGCGCCATTTAATTATGATTTAATCCATTTAGACTTACCTCTCATTACTTGAACTATTTCGTTTAGTTTAATGTTAGATAATCTTATCTTAGCATTTCTCAGCTTAGCTGCTCTATCGCGTTTTAAACGCTGTATAACGTACTCTGGTTGATTTATTCTGCTAGCTAGTATAGAATATAGTATGTGAGCATATAATGCATCCTCGGCCATCTTAGGTATCCTAGCGTCCAAGTCATAAGCTAATCCATCGGATATATATTCAAGTACTATTAAATTACCTTTTAAGTTTGAAGAAAAAGCTATTGTACCTTCTCTTTCGTTCATATTAAACCAGCCATTTCTTTGAGCATATTGAGGCTCGTTGCCGTATCTTTGCCCAAGCAATGGATTGCCAGTTAAATAACTACCATAAGCATAATAATCTTCCGCTGTTATATTACCATTTAAAAGCCTATCATTGGCATTAGCCCATCTTTCATTTGTTATAGAGTTAGCTTCAAGGTTATCGCCTATGTTATCCTGAGTAGGTTGACCGCTCTCGTCTTGCAATGGAACTTCATAAGGGCTAGTTGTTAAATTGTTTGCTGGATATATAGGATGTTTAACTCCCATTGTATCTATGTAACATATATTAGTGTAGTTAACATAATCCTGTGGGATAGCCACGCTTAGGCTAGGTGGTATGTTTAATTCTTGAGACTTAACGCTTTTTAATGTATCGTAGCTAAATTCCTGTAAACCCCTTTTAGCGTGGAATATAACATCGGTTCTTTTAACGTCACCAATTAATTTATGCTCTCCTACATACGTTGCTATAAAACCATTGATAACATCATTTAAAGATGTATAAGCGTAGCTTCCGTAGTTTTCTTGCACCGCATCCCCGTAAGCGTCCTCATTGCCAAAGTTGCCGCCATTTAAGGCTTTTAGCTGAACAACTATATAAGGGCCTATTACAGGGCTTATCCCAAAATCTATAGTATTATTCGCTACAGCGTATATTCCTGTGTACTCAGTGTAATTTCCAGGAATGCCATCAGGACTTGTGTATAATTTAAAGTTGTTTAATGCGTAATCAGCATTTGCTGGATCGTAGGATCCGAACACTAGGTCTGTATTAAACGTAGTTGTAACCGTGGATCCGCTTAAAATAAATCGCTGTGCTCCAGCGTAATATTGTTCATTAGTTTCGGTTATTAAACCGCCATTAGGTATAGGCATATCTTACATTATTGAGCGTTGATTTTCTTGTTGCACTTGTTGTGCTGCTACGTTTATTATAGCTGGGTCTCGTATCACAACCCCCGAATAAAGTAATATTTTTAATATAATATTTGCTTGTTCTGTTTTAGATAACTCAAAATTAACCGAGTTAGTAGGATTGTATTGATAATAGTTTTGACCCGAAGGTATTGTAAAGTTCCAGATCACATCTACTGGTTTTCTTAAATAGCTTACACTTACATCCGATGTAATTGTTTTCGGGTATAAGTATAATTTACTATCCTCATATAAATATATAGGATATGTTTTTGTAGGTGCTACTAAAGGATTGTTGTTTAGGTATAGAAGCTCGTTTCGCTGAGATAGCTGCGCTTCTGTTGAATCTTTATATATAACGGTACCCAACTTGTAAAAGTCCTCTGGAGTAGCCGTAACAACTATAGCGTCGTTTAAGGCTGGTATACTGTTAAATATTATGTTAGCCCCACTGATCGTGAAAGCCGTAGTAGATACACCGTTTATTGTAACTGCAATTACGCTAGTTTGTAACTGCGAAGATGTTATCGATGTAAATGGAAACGATATAGAAGTTCCGTCTCCTAGAATTGATTGAGTGGCTACGCCTGCTCCTGAGATTGTTGGTAAACTAAAGTACCCGCCTGTTGGAACATAAGTTGCATCACCGTATGTTTTAAATACAGCTATATTATGATCTACGTTTTTAATGCGATCGCCATACTCTGTATCGTTATCTGGTCTACGTAGTTGTTGATTAAGCGTATCAAAGTAACTCTCAAATATTTCCAACTGTACCTGCGTAGCAACTTTGTTGAACTCATCCGGAGTTAAATTACCTCTCTGCTCTTTATTCAGAATAAGCAATACGGTTTTATAAACTATATCTACATTTACTGCCATTTTATTTCTTTTTATTATAAATATTAACCGGCCCCGTGATGAAGCCGGTTAAAATTAATTGACCATCTATAATATAATCACATAGTTTTTTAAGAAACTACTGATTAATTTTCTTTTCTATAGATCTAAATACCTCTCCACCTTCGTCGGTTTTAAAATAAGCCGCCATTGCTGAGTAAGGATTCTCGTCAAAGGGCACATTCATTAGCTTTCTTCCGTTAGAAGCCCAAGAAAATGTTCTTTGGTCTTGAGATAGCTCAATAATGTTTGCCTCTGTAGCTTTAATAGCTGTATTCCTAAGCCCAACATTCTCATCCTGTGCTAATTCTAAAAATAAGTAAGGGTTGTTTCTAGCGAATAATCGCAAATCTCTTTTTATTTCTTTTGAAGATAATTGATTTACTGAGGTACCTATTTCAACTCTTAATATTGCCTCGGCATCATCTATATTCATTTCTCTTGCAAATACCGCTGCATCTGTTTGCATGTCCAGTAGCTCTAAATCATCATAAGCTTCTTCTACAGCATTGTATTCTTCGTATCTATTTCCCTTCATAGGGTGATACAATGAAAGCAATTTTTGTAGGTTTTGCATATTTTTAGGAACGGTCAGCGCGCCGTCTTTAAAAATTATATGTCCTAAGGTTGCTTCCCCGTTTTGTTCCTCTTTAAACGGTGAATTTTGGTTAGTAGCATATCTAATCTCTTTTTGCGTATTTTTTTCTTCGTCAAAATATAACAGAGAGTGCTTACGCGTGTGCTTGCCTGGTATTGTAAAAGTTAATGGTGTTTTGCTGCCTATTAGATAATAGGTTCTATCCCTAATTTCCCATTCAGGTTTTTTAGGTTCTTGTTTTTTTATTATCGGCGCTGCAACTTCTTGTACAGCTACCTCTTCTTTTTGGACTTTTTTAGCCTCTTGTTTTTTACTTGCCATGATATAATATAATTTAATAATTAAAAAGTAAAGTAAGAGTGCCCGAAGGCACCCTTATCTCTACATTAATTTGAGCAATTATGCTCCTTTGAATAATACAAAGTTGTTAGCTGCTTGAGTTACTAAACATCTTTCAGATAGGAAGTTTACTTCCATCGCATCAAGAGTTGAGTTGCTCGCTCCACCAACAGATCCTGTTAACCAAGATTTCATTCTACGGTCGTCAGTCTGAGAAGCTCTGTATCGTACGTGCAAGAATGGACGTCTGATATTTGTTCCTAACACTTGATCGTAAACAGTTGATGTCCCAGCTGGTACCAATACTCCCTCAATAGGACTTACGTCTACTACTGGAGTCTGACCAAGATCAAATCCTCCACGCGTAGAAGCATCATTTAGGTATTTCCAGTCAGTCTTATAGAAATCGTAAGATCCTCTACGGAATCCTGAGAATCCTAAGTTAAGCGCCATATCTTCTGAGTTTTCAAATAAACCGTAAGCAACTCCACCAGCTGCTCCGCTAGAGATTGCAGCTAGCATATCGTCAAAGTCAAGAGAAGTTTGACGTTGTAAAAACAGCATGTTCTCTTCAATTGCTCCTTGAGTATCTAGGTTTCTAAGAATAGCGTCAAAATCAGCTAAACCATCTCCTGCAGTAAACCCAACATTTACATTACCTCTTTCTTCAATAGCAGCAAATAAACCTTCAGTTCCTGGTTGATTTGGATTAGCAGCCGAAGTATTTAATTCTCCTTCTACCATAGCCATTTCTAAGTAATCGTTAAAACGTAAACGAGTTTCAGATTCTGCTTTTAGGTACCATAGGTATCCGTCAGTTCCGTCTTCTGTTGCTACATTTACCCATCCAATCTGCGCCGTGTCTGATCCAGATACAACATATTGATTTCGGATAATAATAGGAGAATTGTGGTACTGAGTCATTGTTGGCTCAACGCTTATTCTTGGATTAGTTCTCGTATCTGATCCTTTCGCATAGTCAGATCCGTAAACGAATATCTTAAGAACAGCTGCTCCTCCGAATACAGATGTAACTGTATCTGCTCCGTTGAAAAGTTGAACAGTTAAAGTTCCGTTTGCTGGTGCACTGTATGCCCCTGATGCAGTTACGATACCTTTAGCTTCTTTTCCTGTAGCAGCCTCCATAATAACAATGGTATCATTTATTGATATAACATTGTCTATAGTTCCTGCTGCAACTGGAATTGTCAACTGTGTTGCTCCTGTAACGGTTACGTTGTCGTAAGATATGTGCAAACGATTTTGTTCAGACCAAATTACTTGATCAGATGTCATTGGCATTTCAGCGCCAACCATGTTTAAAAACCCAGATAACGTTCTGTTTCCATAACGCTCTACTTCAGCTTCGTAGATTTCTGGTAAATATTGCTGTGCAAAATCAGAGAAATTATCTCCGGCCTTATCGGTCCATTGTAAATAATTGCTATCTAATATTTGCGGTTGTTGTGTTGGGATTAAACTCCCAAATCGTGGTGTTAATGTACTTGCCATTTTTAATAATTTTTAAATTTTTTAATTTTTAGTTTTGACGAGTCCGCTCCAGAAACTGATTTTACGGTATATGCACCAAACTTAGCCGCTCCCGTAGGCGCCGCTTTTCTAGCAACACTTGATGTATTATTAGATTTGTTTACAACATCTCTAATAGCATCTGCTTTGCCTTGTTCATAAAAGTGATTTGCTATCTTATCAGCATTTGCACCTGCGTATAACGCTTTATGATATCCTGCGGTATCTTCAATCGTGCCGTCTTCTCCAAGAAACCTTCCTATGAAGTTGTTAAAATCCGATTGTTTTTCTGCTACCTGCGAAGGGTTTTGTATGCCATATCTAAACTTCTTATCACCTAAACTAAAATCGAAACCTTCGAATTGTTCATTAAGTAATTGATTAGTGTTGGCTTTAAACTTTTCATGGTTATCAGCGTTTCTTTTTTGGTCCTCTTTATATCGATTAAAAAAGTCCGAAGCTTCTTGTTGATTTCCAGATAATTTAGGCGAGTTCAACTTGATCTCATCATAATACTTATCTTTGGTATCATTTAAAAACTTACGGGCTTTTGCAACCTCTTCTTTATATGCGAGTTTTTTTCTTCGGATGTCTCGCTCCTCGTCTATATCCTCATCAAACGCAAAGCCGTCATCAATCATAAAATCAATTTCTTCTGCGCTCAAATGTGGTTTAGTGCTTTTATAATATTCTTTAACCAACACATCACGATCTACATCATCGTAATTGGTATTTAACCTAATGTAGTCCTGCATCGTGCCACCTGTTTCTTCCATAAAAGATACTAGCTTAGTAATATTTTCTGGTAGCACAGGTTGTTGCGTTACCGGTTCAGGCTTTATTTCTTCTTTTTCTTTTTTACTTTCTTCGGTAATTTCTTTGATGACTGGCTTGGGTACTTCTTGGACCACCTCTTTGCTATCTTCGGAAGATTCATGTACATCCACTTTCTTTGCGATTGGCTCTTGAATGGCATCTTGTGGTTCTTTAGGAATTACTACTTTTGTTATATTACTAGGAACGTCCACTAAAGGTTCTTTGTTTTTAGCGCCTAGCTCTTGATCTGTTAATTTTTTTTTAGACTTTATTTTAAAAGTCCCTTCTGTTTTTTCACTCATGATATGATATTATATAATTGTTAAATACTTATTTATTGAGGATTAAATTGAGATAAATCAAATCCTCCTAAGTTGTCGTTGCCTGCTGATTCAAAATTCTTAGGTAATCCCTGAGTTTGACGCTGCTCTATTAATTCGCTTTGTTGCGTACCCTCTTTTTCTATTCTTTTGTCTTTACGATCCTGCGCCTCGGCTTCTTTAATGTTAGCTTCTTTCGCTTTCATTTGAGCTAGCTGTAAGTTGTACTGAAATTCCGTTGCCATTAATTCCTTTTTAATCTGTGCTTCGGTTTGCATTCTTTGCATTTCAAAGTTTGATTTAGCTTGCTCTATTGCTACTTTTTCAGCTGTTAAAGCCTGTTGTTTTTGCACTTCAGCCATAGCCGCTTTTTCAGATGCTTGAGCATTTGCCTGTGCCTGTGCTTGTATATTTTGCTGAACCAAAGCTTGCTCTCTTTCTTTTTTCTTTTTGCGCTTAAGCTTAAGCATTTCGTTTGCCAACTTAATATTCTTAATTTGATTAATGTCTATTGAATCCTCAATATCAATTTCTTTTGTTTGAAGAGCAATTTGTATGTTTTTTTGTAACTCCGCTTTTTCTTCATCATCTGGCTCCATTTCTAAAAATATACCAAAATCATGAAGATTAAGATTTTCCACTTCTTTTAAAGTTTCTACATTAAAAGTAGATATACTATTCATTAATGAGTTCTTAGTCAGCGGGAAGTTTAATACATCCGCTATCTTCAAAGAAATATTTTCGCAAGTGCTTAATGTTAGTTGAATACTAGCGTCTTGTATATGCTTGGTAGCAGTGTTAGACGTGTTCGCCGCCATTTTCTGTAATCCAACTAAAGCGTTTGCATCAGGCATGCTACCATCACGTGCCTCGTTTAATCCTGTTACATCTCTAATCATCTGCATATTGTAATTGTACGCAGTAATTAAAGATTGTATCTTAGATATACCGGACGAACTAGATAGCTCTTGTATAGGAACTTTACCACGGTTCAAATCCCCCTCCTGCGTCATTGATCTACCAACAACAGAACCTGTTTGGAAATACATATTCAATGCTTCCTGAGGATTATAATTTGTGCCATTACCTAGATCGACCTCGGCTAACCCATCAACATCTAAGAATACACCATCAGGAACCATTCTGGATAGTACCTGTTGTATCTTTAAATGAGTTAACTGTATAACATCGGCAAATCCGATACACTTGCTTATAAGTGATTGTATAACCCCTTTATACATTCTAGGGGCTACTATAGAGTAGCTCATTTCGACTCTAGTGGTATCTGCTAATGGTCTGGTCATGTTCTCAGACATTTCCCATTTAAGCATTATATCCGTGCCTATAACTTTAGCCCCTTCATACAGAACTTCTATTGATCTGGCTACTCTATCAAAATTATCGTTAGGCGGCGGATTAAACATATCTGTTTTTTCAATCGCTTTTTCTAAACCGCTATCTGTCTTTTTTATCTTAAATACTTGATCCGTATATGTCTTGTACTCAAAGTAAAGTATTTGTACTGTATTATTGTCGTAATTTTCAAATCCACGTATCATCCTTTGATTACCTGGAAATTTTTGGATTCTTTGCAGCTCTTCGTTAGATATAAAAGGAAATTCTTTTTTAAGTTCCGGTATTGATATAGACTTAACTTCACCTACGTAATATATATCATCAAAGTTAGGATCTTCCGTATAAGACCATACGCAGTAAGCTGGATCAACATAATCAACTACAATTCCCTCCGCAGGATTAAAAGATGTTTTTGTTATACCTATCCCTATATTAACTAAATCTTGATTGACCCTTGCTTTTGTTAAATGGTATTCGTTAGTAGCCAGCACTGTGTTTATAGCCTCTTCCTCTGCTATCTCTATAGCGGGCTTGTAAGCTAGTTGCATGTGCAAATCCCTTTCCTCCATGGACTCAGGTAAATCTGAATCTTGCATTCCAGTTCTGCTTAAATCAGTACCCGCAAGCTTACCCGCAATTGCTCGGGTTTCCTGAGTTAGCATGTCAAAAAGAAGATTCTCTGCGTAATCTGTTCTTTTCTTTAAAGACTGAGGGTCTTGAGCATAAGAAGTTATATCGTATTGCTTTTGTGTAATACCATTAGCCACGATGTTTGAAAACTTTGAAAGTATTGGAACTGGCTTCCAGTCTAAATTAAGATAAGATAAATCCCCATTAATAGCCAACTCATCTTTATACTTCTGAACACTTTGCTCACCTCTAGCGTATAATCTAAGGTTATGAAAGTTATTCCAGTTAGCAGCATATCTGTTTGACCCGGCACCGCCATAGTTAAACCACTCCTGCTCAATAGCTCTTGACACCTGCAATCCATACTCCAACGTCGCTTTTTCAGCGTCGCTAACTACCTGATCAGGAAATGGGCTATTAGTATTTGTACTTACATTCATTTATTATATTATTTTTGAAGTAGTTCCCTCGTTATTGTATTTCTTAAATCCTAAAGAATAAACTTTTCTTTCAGTAGCGGCCTTAGGCGTGTATCTGTGCTTATTGCAGGCCATCAAAGCTAAGCCAGAACTTATTGATGCATCATGTTTCGTTCTATTGTTTATATCAAACTTGGCCCAGTCTTGCAATGTTCTTTGTAAATAGACATCACCGTATCCATCTACTTTTTCTCCCACAAAATCTTCTATATATGTTTCAATAGCGGAAGCATGAGCTTGTTTTATATCTTCACTTGAATTAGGTATTCCACCTACTTCTCTTTCTGATACTGACAATTTATTATATGTTTTATCTGGCCTATTAATACTAAACCCTCTATATCCTCTTCTTTTTATATAATAAAGTAATCTTGGTTTATTGTTTTCCGCAAGTATTGGCATGCCGTAAAATACCATAGCCATAAGTACATCTTCAAAAAACATCTCAGCTGTTGAAGGTCTTGCAATGTATTCTAAAAAGAAATGATTTGGAGGCGCATCCTCCATCGAAAATTTAGTTAATCCATGTAAAGCTCCGTTAGAGCCACCGCCGCCAACGACACCACTAATATCGTAGCTATCGCAACCAAAGGCGCCCATGTGCTCGTTACCTGGATATTTAATACCATTCTTTATTATTATATTGTTTTGTTGCTGTTGATCTGGCACCCATGTAATATAAAACCTACCGTCTTTATTAGGGTAAAACATTACCTCGGTATCTTTAATGCCGTTTTTCCATTGAAAATTGCCCTGGGTAACCATAGTATTGTTTTTTAACTCTTCGTTATAATCTATCTGTTGATATATTTTTGTTAAGTTAAATATAGATTGCTTTGATTCATCTCTGAATGCGTGCTGCTCTGTTCTTGGAAATTGACGGTAGTATTCATTTAACGCATCTGGATCGTCTTTTAAACCTTCAACTTCATTTTCCCAATGATTTATAACACCTTCTTCTATTGTGTTTCCGTGAGGGCCCACTGTTTCTTTTTTAGGTGTTTCAAATACAGGCCAACCATATTCATCAATAAAACCCTCGTAGTTCCACTCCATTGGAATAAACAGTTTATATAGACCGCTTTTTGTTTGACCATTCTTGTTCCTATTTGCTACGTCAGAACTATCGTATAATTTTTTAAAGTTTTTACCTCCTTTGTCTAAAGCGTTTGATGTTGATCCCATCATGCACTTGCCAATAACTCTACTACCTAGTCTTAAACAAGTTTTAGTTACTCGCCAGTTATTAAGTATATTTGTAGGTCTTTCCCACTTACCGCTTTCATCGTGTACTAATAGTTTTAGTTTTTCACCATCGTACGAGTTGTCGCCTGTGTTTTTCCAGTCGACCGTGGTATCAAGACCGACGATTTCTTCTGGTACCGCGTTGGAGTCAAGTTTCCTTCTTGTGAATTTTGAGGCGGGAACCCTGTATGCGAGTTCTGTTTTTGGACGGTCCATCCCATCCTGGATTGGTTTAAAGAAGAATGGATAGTTAACCGATATTGGTACAACCTTGTCTGTAAACATTTTCTTTGCATCGGGTCCAGATTTGGACAGTATACCAAATCGAGCATCCGAAGATATTGTTGCTTGGTTAACGGTCTCGCCGGAAGCCATGAAAGAAAATCCTGATCGCCTGTTTTTAAGGTAGCACATGCCGTAGCATCTACTGTCTGCCTTACAAGCTTCCCAGAATAAATAGAATAATCTGTTTGATTCTCGAAAGTCTGGTTGCCCAACATCAATCTTGGACCACTGCAGGTACATGTAATGAGTACCAGTAATGTAAGTAGGCTTATCCTTGTTATAAAACCAAAAACCTTCTTCGCGTCTGTTAAACTCTTCGTCAATATACCCATGCCATTTTTCTTTGAAAGCATTTGGGTATTTTACCCAA